CCATTGGTATCCCCTTTAACGTTAAAGGTTGGGAAGGACCCAAATTTTTCTCAAGTATGAGAAATAGGGCATGGGCTGTTCTCGCAAATGAGAAATGCTCGCATTGGCCCCTGGCTTGGCTTATAGCGCGTTTTGATTGTGTTTGGCTATGGTATGGTGGTGCACATACCAAACATTTGTTTGGGTTCATACTGGCTATTGTCTGAGCCATAACGCGACGATCATGACAAAAGAGAACATGACCGCCCACCCCAAGAGGGTAATTGCGAACTTTATATCAATTATCTCTTTGTTTAGTTTGTGTTCTTCTTCAGTCATGGGTTTAAATAACCTGAGCGATTCAGCCTTAGCCTCATCCACGGTTGGGCACACCAGTATATCTGCTTTACGTATGGGCTTGTCCCACATCATCACTGTGCAGTGTTCTTTCATACTGTGAATCGTTCAGGCCACAAGGCTTTAGCGATGGGCAACAGTTCAGTCTTGAGTTCATCAACCCCTTCCTTGGGCCATGCTGTGACCGGGGCGACCTTGACCACGGACTTGACCCACCTGGTCATGTCCTGTAGATGAGCGAACCATGCAGGGGCTACCTTGCGCTCGGTCTGTTCTTTGGGTTCATCTGTGGGGCACATGAGCAGGAGCATCTGTTTGGGGTCACTGAACCTTGGTGGGTTGGATGCTACCCGCATGTAGACCTTGGCCTTGAGCGGGTTCAGTTTGGGACAGGTAGCAGCCAGGTATGCCGGCCAATCCCATTGTTCAGGGGCAGAGGCTTTGAGTCTGAGTAATTCTTGCCCCTGCATTAATACTTCAACCAGGGTATCGTTAGCCTTGCCCAGGGTGGCTTGTTGCAGGGCTTGGATAACGTCCTCTCGGTCGTTTATGCGGCGGATTAAGGATTTAACTTCTGCGGGCGGGTTCATTCCAGTTTCATGTGATCGGTTTTGATTTCGGGAAACTTTTCCTTCCATTTAGCCACCCATCGGCCAAGGCTTTGTTTGTCTCGACCGTGCATAGAAGCTATTTGGGTCAGGGACAGGGGGCGTAAGCGTGTCAAGAATATCCAGCACGCGATTACAGCCCGGACCTCGATGCCGTCTCCGTTTTGGATACCCTTTCGGCCGGGCTGATAGATCCATTCAAGGATCTTCTGCAAAACGCTTATTGCCGCCGCAATATCAACTTGGGAAACGTCGCCTGTGTCGAAGCCCAGGTTCTTGTCAACGGCGTCATAATCGAAGTCTTGAGACGGGACGGCCATGCTGCCATCGTCGAAGGCCGTTTCTTGCACGAAAATACTATTAGTAGTGGCTGGATAGTCTGTCAACACTTAATATTGTGTTGTTTCAGACATTACAGAATTGCCTGCCTTGCCATGCCTCGCCACACCCAGACGTGCCGTGCCCCGCCAAGCCACACCCAGCCACACCACGCCTGCCTAGCCTAGACAAGCCTCGCCATGCCGAGCCGGGCAACGCCGCGCCTTGCCGAACCTCGCCTCGCCTCGCCAAGCCTGCCGGGCCACACCTTGCCGTGCCCAGCCAAGCCTCACCTTGACAAGCCTCGCCTCGCCATGCCATGCCCTACCCGGACATGCCTGCCTTGCCTAGCCTGACCCAGCACCGCCTTGACACGCCCAGACTTGCCTTGCCTTGCCCCGACTGCCCAGCCTAACCCCGGCGTGCCATGCCCAGCCTAACCATAACATGCCTCACCCCGCCAAACCGCGCCTCGCCTGCCAAGCCCAACCTTGACATGCCTCGCCTCGCCTGCCACACCCAGCACTGACTCGCCTCGCCTTGCCTGCCAAGCCCCGCCTGCCCAGGCCTGCCACGCCGAGCCTTGCCGGGCCCGGACATGCCATGCCGTGCCTGGCCCAGCCCCGCCTGCCTAAGCTACTTCCAATTCTTCAATGGCGTTGAACACCGATTCGAAGAACTGTTTGTAATCTGAATAGCGTTGTTTCCATTCCCTCAGTTCGGCCATGGCAGCATCGAGGATCTGGGATTTGTAATCCTCATTCTTTGATGCCACTTGGATAGGAACATACGCCGTGCCTTCGAATTTGGTTTCGGTATCGCTGGCTTGAACGGAAACGAACGCTCGCACGATGGGCTGTTCTTGTGGGGGCATGTCGCATTGAATGACGCGCACCGAACGAATCAACCCTCGGGCTTGGTCCTGTCTCCACTCCTCAGCCGCTACTGAATCATCCCATTCAAAGAACGCGTGCAATGGGTTCTCTTTGGGGCGTGCGGCATCCACAACCATTGCTGGCTTGATGCACCCCTGTTTCTTTTGGATTCGGTGAAGCTCGCGCCCCACAATAGGAACATGCCCAGATGAAACTTTAGAGTTGGGCATTGCGATGTATTTAATCTTTGCCATAGGTCATTTCACGTGAAACATTCCAAAACTACCGTTGCATTGCGGCCGCCATTCACCGACCCCGATAGCGAACCCGCCCACGTTGAACAGGTTCACGATTTCCTCGGCGCTGAGCACCCCCTCGTTGTATCTGATTGTGAGTTTGCACTCCCACTGTCGGAACTCACCACGGAAGCGAATATCAGCCGCGCCCATGCCTACCCGTACCATGTCCTGGCGTATAGTTGGGGTTCCGCTGATTTCGATCATGTCTCCGACGATGTGAAATGCGCCACGGGCTTCAACCTTCGTGACCCCGTGCACATGTGAGCAGGCGTCCACAGCCGCGCTCTTGAACGCTACTGCAGGGAAACCATGCTTGCCATTGGGCAGGTGATACAGGCTATCCTGGAAGTCCTGCTCTGGGTTCTTGGCTGGCCGTTCGGTCTTGGCTTTCTGCATCTGCTTTTCAAGCATCATGGTTTCAGCTTTCTCTGACCATGCGTGACAGATCAGCGAGCTATCACCGATAATGGTGATTTCAATGTGCCTGATGTTCATCTTCGGCAATTGCACGTCGACCTTGACGCTGGCTGCTTTGCCGTTTCCGTTTGTGTGTTTAGCTATGCGGTTCTTTTCTAGTGTTTTCATTTTTCCTTTGGGTTTATGGTTCATTGGGTTTAACTAAATCTGTAAGAAAAACATGGTCATATTTCTTTCAGCCAGCGTTGAACGACGCGCAGATTACGCCCTGCGGTTTGTCGGTTTCTCCTAGGTATTCCACGGTCACTTGGTCTGGTGATTTGCACCACCCGATGTAAGCGTGTCTTGCCCAATCCATCTGTATATTGCCCAATCCACTAGGCCCGCCACTTGGGTTCATGTTGCGAGCTGCGGCCTCATCGGGTGCAGCCACAACAGCAGAATCGTATGTGTCGTATCCGTCCTCCTGGGTCTGTGATATTTTGAATAGTTTCATAATAGTGCGATAAATTCATCCATGCTCCTCACGGTGTGTACGGTATGGCCAAGCATCTGCATTTCTTTAGCCCAGCCCTGTTGATCCGGGTCGAGCTTGCCCCCGGGCCGTTTAACCTCGATACACAAGACACGACCAGGAGCGAATATGGTGAAGTCCTGACAGCCGGCCGCTATCGTGCTGCGTTTATCGGTTCGAGCGTGGATATACTTCCACTTGGGCCATTGTGCGTTGCAATAGCGTATGATCTGGTCGTGCAGGTCCAGCTCGCGTTCGATCTTGGCTTTGATGGCCCGGCTTATGTCCCGAAGTGAACCATCGGCAATCACGCTTCGGCCACGGACATCTTTCCGCAGCCAGGCGTCGTATTGTTGGTTGGTCCAGTTCATGGGCCGGTCCATTCTTTCACTTGTCCCTCCATTTCCAGGTTGTGGTGCCGTTCTTCGGGTTCACAAGCCACTCGGCATAGCCACGTTTTACGGCTTCGGATTTGAATTTGCTGCACCATGAATTAGCTACCATTGCGGCCACGAATCCAACCATAAACCCACCAGTCAAAAACAAGAGTGACGACAGTGTTGTCATGGCAGCACCAGAACAACTCTCGTGTTAATCCGCACCACTCGCGGGTAGGGGATGACTTTGGAATCATACAACCGATTTATCACGGTCGAGACCGGCACGCCCAGTTTATTGGCCTGTTCGAGTCGCCATTGTTTCATCGGAATCGCTCCTGGATGCCGTTCCAGGGCTTTTTCGGTCTTGAGTTTATAGAATGCTCTCCGTTCGGTTAGGGTCATAAATTCGCCTCCCTTCTCGATTTTTGGCAGGATCATTCCCGCCCCTCCGTAGCGATGAAATGATCTATCCGATCGCACGCTACTTTGACCATGGCTTCGGGGGTTTTTGCCCACTCCCAGTCTGATGCAAATTGCGACGGCCAGTTTCCGACATGAAATAACCTCTCAGATTCCAAAAGACCAAGGCCAAGAATTAGGCAGGGGTTCCTGTCTATTGAAGGATCCATCACGCTATCAAACAATCTGTCTGCATCTCTGGGGTTCATCTTGTTGTGCAATGCAACCGCCCAGCCCCCAATGCACGCGGCTGTCCCGCAGTTTGGAATGCCGCAGCCCCGGCTAAAAAAGGCGCTCATTCTAAACTGTTTCGGCTCCTCGGTTATCTTCGTCTGTATCTGGCGCAATAAGTTAATGTTCATAGGTTCTCTTTGCTCTGAAAGAATCGCCTTTGAGTTTGGCCCGCGCAAGAAACCAAAAATCTGTAATGGGTCGATATCTCATAAATTCGCCTCTTTCCAAGCTTTCAACTGTTCAGCCAGTTTCGTTCGTTCCATGGCTGCCGCGGCTGTCTCAGCAGGTTTCTCCAGTTCAGCCACGCGCCCGCTCTGTCTCAACACGCGATCCCGCTGCCAATTAACCCGCTTTTGTCTGGTCTGCATCCGGGCATCGAGCAAATCATCCTCAAACCGGCTCGGCTCGATTAAGTTATACAATCTCAGACTCTCCTCCCGTCTCTCCCGTCTATCTATCTTCCCTTTGATATACTGTATGACCAGGTGCAAATCTTCCTCGGTCCAGCCTCTCACCGCCCATTGTTCCCATCTCCCGTACGTGGGCATCTCATACCGCATCTCTCGCATGGTCAGTGAACAATAAAGACTGTGCAGTTGCTTGCACCGTTCGAAGGAACAATCGGGGGCTGTGGCTGTCATGGGGCTAATCCTCCTGGGCCATAGGGCTTCATTGGTCCACCCCCTGTACTGTACGAGTAATGTACTGTTCCGGGCTTGTCCTGCGCGTCTCCTCCGAGCCAAACGTAAAACGGAAAGAAAACCAAAGAAAAGAAAGAACCCCCCCAAGAAAGATACGGGTCACTACGCAAGCCCATTTTGCTTCGTAGGCAGCCCTTAGAAAGAAAAGAAAGGGAAAACTGTAATCCTCTGTACCCGTAGGTGGGTGGAACTGGTGGCTAGTTATTCCCCGGCTCGGTACCACTCCGCGGGACTCTTGGTTAATTAGACCAAGAGTTTCTGTGACATCCGAAGTCGTCACTTCATCAGCCGCAAAAAGCCGGGCCAGATGTGTCCTGCACATTCCACCCATGGACACCCACGGGTGCAAAGGACTAATGTTTTGCCTTCCTTGTTGGCCGGTGGGTAGGTCTGTCCCCGCGTGCCCTATCCACAGCACCCACCGTAGTGGGGCCGTGCATGTTTCAGCTAACCTATGTCGAGAAGCTGGGTCTCGTAAAGAAAAGTCCCGCCTGATCCTGAGACCAGGCGGGTTGTCATGTTCCAAGAAGATACTGCATTTTCCACTCTGGCGAGTGAAAACCCTAAATCTCTCACTGTTCTTGGCACGACTCCAGTAAGGTATACACCCCATATTCAAGGCGCAAGTAATTTCTGTAAAATAATCCATTTAGGGTCCAGATTTCCTAACTTTTCACCTTTTCGATTTCAAGATTTTGGTCAGGTCGTTTACAATCCCCCTGAAAAGCATTGCATCATGAGCGTATTGGACGGCGAATTTATGGAGTCCCCCCTCTGTCATAGCCCGCTTGTGGCGGTGTATATGCCAAATTTGCTCCTCGTATTCGGCGATTAATGCTTTAAGTTTTTTCTTCATGGATCGGGTCATTCGAAGTTGCAGCAGTGGTCTGTCTCATAAAGTTTTGCGCCGCACTCTTTGCAATATCCTTCCGTTATCTGCGCAAAAAGGATAAGCCTCGTCCCGGGGGTTAATCGGTCCAACTCCTTTCGAAGCATCTCTACAGGGTTAAAAACGATTTGCTTAAAATATTCTGGTTCGTTCATTGAGCTAATGTTTCCCATGCGAGTTTACCTACTTTTGCAAAGTCTCCTTAATAACCCGGCCCAGTTCGGCCCGGACAGGTTTGGGCAATTTTGGGATCCAATGGCGAAGCGAATCGCGCCAGACCAAGCTGTAATTGAGCCAGCGTATGTCGTGTGCTTCACGATAAGACTTAATCCAGAAAGCGAATGACATGGCTTCTCGGGTCAATACGTCTTGAGCAAGGATGGTTCTCACAAATCGCCTTTCTGTATGTCCAAGTCCAAATCAGCCCGGTCCAGCACAGTCCGTTCGTGTGCTTCCTCGGGCGATTCGGGCAGGGGTTCTGGGTCGTTCCAGGAGCCTTTAGGACCGAACAGGCCAAGTTTGGTGGCATGGTCAACGTTGCTGTGTGTCCATTGGTGGTGATCCCGGCACAACACAAACCAATGGCGGGTATCAGTTAGAAGCGACCCCGCCTTGCCCCTAGAATGGTGGATTTCTGTGGCCATGTTCCAACAGCCCAAGAATTGACATATCGGGAACATCTCGCCAAACGTGTCCATAAGCCACTTCTTCTTGACCCTGGCATACTCCGCGTTCCGCCTGGCTTGGCGTCGGGATACTCTCTTTATGGGTTTGCGGGGAGTCATCGAAGCCACCGTATTTCAGCGAGGCATATTGTGTCATTGTGTGCGCCTCCATGATTCACAAGCATGGTTTCTAATGGCTCAAACCCTCGCCTCCGGCCCATGCCTGCACTGTTCCAACCAAAAGAAAGCACAATACCACCAACGCAAATTAAAGACGCGAGAGCATCCCTGACCCGTGAATATAACCGCGCATTTTGGGTGTCCTCTCTCGTTGCCGCTTTTCCAAAAGACCCATAACATTCTGTGATTTGCGTGGGAGAATAAGGAGGGTCAAAAATCCCCAGGTCTGCCAATACAAGACGCGCTCTCATCAAATTGCAAAACCACTCGGCATCCATGTGATATTCAGCCTCTGTTTGGGGGTTGATATCATTGGTATAGGTTGCCCAGCGTCTGTTCCTAGCAAATGAATCAATGGAAACACTGGATTCCCGTATATACTTTTGAACGAACTGGCCTATTGGATGGCAATCAAATGTGTCCGGTGTGGGCATCCCCCATTTTCTGGAAAATATCATACCTCCACCACCTTCTGATTCAGCCTCACATCAGCCTTGATATGGGGCTTGGCCACGATACCAGCCACCTTGACCCCGTCCCGGAGCAGGTTTTTAATCTCTCCAATTAATGGGGTGACTTTGACACAGTGAGAATGCGACCGAACCAAGGCCCAAATATCTGTGACGGTTATGTCCCAATCCTGTGTGATTCGTTGACCTTCAGCCCGGTTAACTTCGACTATGGGCAGATTGGCTGAGCGTTCGGAATATTCCTGATCTATCGCGTCCAGTTCATCATGTGACTTAGCCTCAGCCCGGGCCTGTATCCGTTTCCGTTCCAATTCTTCCAAATCCTTGAGCCGAGCCATCTCAGCCGCTCTTGCTTTGGCTTGTTCAAGGGTTTGATAATCCCCGACCATAGTTGATATCACCGTCAGCTGTTGTTCGGCTTCCATTAGGAACGCATCTCGAACCGCCCAGAGCCGCTTCCTGTAATCGTTGGCTCGGTCAACCTCGGCCTGGATGCTCTTTTTTGTTGATGTGATTATATCCTTTAAATGCGCCTGAGCGCGCACAGCTTGAGCCTGCTCCATCGGGTTCGTGACCTGCTCGATTGTTTCGGCCAGCGTTAGTGCTTGGTTCAGAAGTTGAACCGCATTTGGGGTAAACGACACTGAGTCTTTGACTGAAACAATCAGCGCGCCGCCGTCCGGGGCTGATTCGAATAGTTGGTTAATGTTCATTCTGGTAAGTGCTGTTTCTCCCGGTCGATTATGGCTTCCATTTTCCGGGTATAGTAAGACTCAAACAATTCTTCCTGGGGTTTCTCATGCTCAAACCGTCTATAGAGCACGGCCCTCAACCGTTGCGATGGGGTCTTGAAGCCCAACACAGCTTTCACTGTGACCAATTCTTCGGCTGGGTCTGAATGCGGTTGGATAAGCACGGTCAGATTGTGATTCATTAACTCCATGAACGTGGCCTTTTCTGTCGCGGTCAACTCCGGGGTTGACATGCCCAAACTCATCGAACCATCCATCTTTGCGCTAGCCCGGGTCAGTTGCATGGTGGTTTGGATGGCTTTCATTTCTTGAACGGATTTATCAGGGTGCGCAATTTGTCGGCCTGCCATTTGTTTTCCGCCGCCTCTGCCGCCGCCCATGCCGCCGACCATGCCGCCGAAAATGTCTGCGCCTCTGCCGCCGCCCATGCCGCCGACCCTGCCGCCGACTCCGCCGCCTCCGCCGCCTCCGCCGCCGCCCTTGCCGCCGCCGGGTTATCAATCAGCGTCCGCGCAAACTCTATTGCTTGCCGTGGCCGTTTATCGTTTGGGTATTTATCCTCGAACAGGTGCAGTGTATGTTCCGCGCAGGCCACAGCAAATTGTCGGGCAGTCCGTTCATCAATGATTCCGAATTTCTTCAGCGCCCAGACCATCCACTCCACGTTCTCACACTTGTCCCACATCGTCTTGAGCGTCTTGTGTTTTTTGATAAACGCACGGCCTTCATCGCATGGACTTAAGTCTAGTAAAGCTTTCTTGGTTAGTTTAGTTTTCATCGGAACATATCTCGGTTTAAGGTCTTTCAGGTTCATCAGAACGGTACGTCGTCGTCTGGCGGTTCGGGCTCAAGCGGGGATGGCGCTGGTGTGGCCGCAGGTTTCTGTTGTTGCGCAGTAGCAGCCTTGCCACGCGGCGCCCTGACCCGAATTCCGCCCACGAGCTTGCCTTGATATGGGACGTTCGGGTCATCATATAAAACTATTTGCTGCCCCCTCCAGTTATCTGTTTCCGAGATGTCGTCCATGGGCATGCCTCGGCTTGCCAGGATGGATATGATAATATCCTTGTTGGTCTTGTTTAAAACCAGGGGCCTTTCTACACCTGTGAACGAAATGCACACCTTTAACTCTTCTGGTGCGCCCTCTTTGGCCACGTTCTCATGAAATACATCTTCGATAGTAGCCAGCACCCCAGAGCCTACATCTGCCCGGGTCAAGAACTTGCTTTGTGTTAGTTTGCTAATGTGCATAATTTCTCTCTCTGTTTATTCCCCGGGGCGCAGGTGTCCTCAGTCATGTCGGGACACAATCACTCCGCGATCGGGCGTAGGCTGCGCCCCGGGTAAAGTCTTTAAGGATTTGTAACGTTCTATCCAGATCCGGTCCTCGGCCCGCTTCTGTTTGGCATGGGCTGGGCAATATCCATGTGACGGGTTTGAAGTATCTGCAGGCGGGTCCACGATTGCATTTGCGGTGTACCAGACCTTGCAGATGCAGCATTGCCAAATGGGGTCTATCACGGGGTTCATAATCCTTGCCCCACTTCTCCGGTAATGATCAGTTCGATACAGGCGATGCATTTCTCAGTGTGGATTTCAAATCGGGTTTCGTCGCATTCACACTTGTAGTCAGATGGGATGCCGAGATCGAATCCGCCATCTTCGCGCCGATACACATTGAACCAGCGCGTAAACTCGAATCGTTGTGGTGTGGTTTCGGCGTTCATAACTCCTCACTGGTCCACCACACACCGAACATCCACAGAACAGCTAATATGGCAAAGGCCATCGGGATTGTGATAATCATGGGTTGCCTTTCATTTAGTTAAATCAAGCGCCGCGCAGGTTGAGACTCCGACCAAACTGGGGGCTGTTCCGGTCGGCCGGCGCGGTGCTGTAGAGTGGGTTCATTGTTGTGAAAGCCTTATTGGTTCATTCCGTAAAAAGTTGCGTCGCCAAACCGCTACCACCCTTGCGTGAGTCGATGGAATGGCGGATTTGCGATAACCAACCCGCCTTATGGCTCCAGTCTTGGCAACGGCACAGATAGCAGCACCCCAGGCATTGGGAGATTTTGGTGACGGCAACCCAATCGCACGGCAGGCAATTCTCACATCGTCGTTGGTGAATTCTCCGCTTAGCGACAGGATTACAGCCCGCACCGTGTCTTTCCATTCGGGGTTGTTCGCTGTCACTAACGCCATGCCCGCCGCTTTGGCAGCCTCGCCAGAGAACAAATCAAGCTCCATGGATTTCATAGCGGGTTAAGCTTCAGCCGGTGGTCGCGCTTCAGGCTCATATAGTGAGCGAAGGCTATTTCGATAATTCTGGTTTTGGTGCGGTTGGTTTCAGCCGCCTCTTTGGTCAATAAAACAACGGTTTTTGGCGGGAATCTGAACTGTTGCAATCGCCTGTTTTGCTTCATTGGGCAAAGAGTAGTTACGTGTTACTACACATGCAAGCATTATTTGTGGAAAAGTGTTGCCCGTAACTACAAACCCTGCTATTGTCCCCGCCAATGCTAGGTTTTTTAGATATGGCAAAAAGGAAGAGCAAGCAACTTTCGACCTTCCGATTTACCCGGCAAATCAGGGCAGCGCTTAAAATCCAGGCCGCGGCGGACGGGCTTTCACAAGGTGCGCTTTTGGAGCGTGCCTTCTTGTTGTACCGGTCAGAGGTAAGTCGTCAGACGAAAGAGCAGCGCGAAGCTTTGGCCTTGGAGGCCGAGCGTCGTTTCGCAAATATAGCGCAAGACAAGCCAGAATAAACGTGTGGTCAACTTTCATGGGAAGGGGATACTGTGATAACGTTCGGTGATAAAAAAGCGGCCAAATCGACTCAGTTCAACTGCAGACTTGCTGTCGATGTGGTGAAGATGATCGAAAATGGGTGCCGTGAAACCGGCTTGTCGCAGAGCAAGTTTTTGAGCCTTTGTGTGCTGAAACAGTCCCACCAGATTCCCAGCCTGGTCAGGGACCTTCAACGTGCCGTTTGGAGCGTTGTCTCCAAGGACTCGGTAAACGGCACACTGAAGTAAGGCATTGACAGAGGAGAAAGCTTTCGCTGGGAAATTGCCCCACCCGTTCGCACAATGTTTGGAACATTCAAGCACTTCGCGACTCAGAGTGGGGTAGGGGCATTATAATTACAAGGAGAAATTACAATCGGAAGCAAAGTTATAGCACTAGTGGTTTTACTGACTTGACCACGGGCCAGCCTTCAGGCAAAAGGGGTCCATGCGGTTTATCATATTGTTGTTGATGACTGTTTCGGCTTTGGCCCAACCCACACCAAAGAAGGCTGCCACGAACGATTTGTTCACGATCAGGTGCAAGGCTGACTCGGAACATAAATGGATCATGACCCGGCTTGCCGCGATTGATATTCAACTTGCGAAGTACAGGTCGAACACTACCAGGCTAACCACGCTTCAACATCTGAAAATGACTGCCGGTCAAAGCACAAAACCAGAAGAACAGGCGCGGAAACAATTGAATGCCGAGGCAAGCCCGATTGCAAAAGAACGAGCCGATTTAATGGTCAAGAAATTCCACGTCGAGGAACGGATCAGGGCTGGTCTGCCCAAACAGCCCGTTAAGTGAGCACTACCGGGAACTGGTCACACCGGCCGAGGCTGAGGAATGGTTTGGTTGAGGGCTTCGCTTTTTCAGCTCTTGCCGAAGATCGAATAATCTCATGGCCCATTGCGATTCAGCACGGTACGGCCTGCGAGTGAGCCGCTCGATTTCATCCCTGATTTGCGCGGTCTCCATTTTGCTGATTTCTTTCAGTTTCATGTGTTAGTGAAATCCCAATGGTCGGTGCCGACACGAACCCTTTTGTGGATTCCCGTTCTTTCCGTTTCCGTTCCCTGGCCTTGACCATGGCCCGGGCCTGGGCCGGGGTTAGCTTCCGATGCTTCCGGACCTTACTCCCCAGACTGCCCCAGGCTTTGAATTGGGAAAGGGTGTACGTTTTCATTCATCGGTTGCTCCACACGATGCAGCCGTTGAGTCTGGCAACCGACACCGGGACAAACCTGTCCGCTGGCTGTTGCCCAAGGTATTCACGTGCAGCTTTTATTGCCGCAACCTTCGATGCGTGGACGCTCACTTTCACTGTTCCATGCAGGACTTGGTATTTCGTTTTCATGCCCAAATCCTATCATATCCCCGATACGATACAAGCATTATTTTCTGAACCCGGCCTAAGTGCTTGTCTGGTAATGAAATTTAGCTAGCGTTTCTTGCGTCGATAAGCAGCCACAACCCGGCCCAGGTGGTCCCTTTTTATGACCTTTTCCCATGCACCAGATTTGAGCTGTGCGTCGATGAACCCGTAAAGCATGTTCCGGCTTTTGGGCCAAACCTTCATGAGGTCAGCAACTGATTCGGCTTTTTGGTCCACCGCTATCTTTGGGAAATCATCAGATAAGCTCAAAATGAACTCCCCCTTTCGTCAATGCCTTTGACCAGTCGTTTGGCTTTGTCATAAACTTTTTCCAGTAAATGCACGTCGGCTACGCAATGGTCCACGATGTAATTCAGGGATTTGGAATTACCGTCCAGTGCCGATTGCATCCAGTAAACCCACTTAATGGGGGTTTTTTCTTCCTCGATCCCGAAGAACTGAAGCACGTTCCCGAGGCTGCGCCGGCTCAATCGCATGTGGCGCCGGGCCAACATAACCGGGTCGATGAATCGTGAGAACCGTAGATCCACACGCAGGTTGAACTTCAAGGCCCAACTCGTGAGCATGGTCTTATCAAAGAATTGCCCGTTATGAGCAACATAAATGTCGTAATCGAGCAGGGCGTTGATTGTGGCCTCGACAATTGGCTTACAGTTCGATCGTTGATTCTTCCATGTGCCGAACTGGTCCGCTCGGATAACAGTTGGGGCAGACTTGGACCCGTATTCCTTTATGACAGCACAGAGCAGTATGCCCGTGTCGGCGTAAAGGTTTGATGTTTCCAGGTCGAATATTGCTGTTTTCATTTAATCCCCGCGATGCGGGTACACCGTGTTTGGTTTGGGGTCACCTTCTGCTTCAATCGCTTTTTGAATCCACCACAAAGCCATGGTTAACCACCCGTCGATATCACCCCGGCCCCGGTTCGCTGCTGATTCTTTGGCTCGGATAATGTTCTCTCTAGCCCCAGAAATCAGTTGAGCTTCAGCGTTCACGAATGTTCTGCATCTGGCTCGCGCACAGTTCGGTGAATGGTCAGGGGAAAAGAGGATATGGCCAGGCCACCGTACCAGAACTTGGACCCGGTTGGGGCACCCACATCGCCGAGTGGGCCGAACAGAAGCTTAGCCACGCCGCCGGGGAACGTGCCCACGGTCGTTACATAGTTGCCGCTGGTCGGTTCAGGTTGGCCATCCAATGCCCAGGATAGCCACATGAGACTCGGTGTGCCGGGTCCGTTCACGGTCTTGAACGTTTGCCAAACTCGAATCCAGGTGTTTAAAGGAACTGGATTTTCGATGGGTTTAAGAATTGAATCCGGGCCGCCGAACAGGGTCAGGTTGCCATTCGGGAACAGGTAACAATTGCAGATTTCATGGACAAAGGTTGAATCGTATAGATCACACACTTCCACGATCCTGGCCGGGTATTTGTCCACCTTGAATCGATACGTCACATGGGCTGTTGGATGTGGCCCGTTCAACTGCCGGCTAATCGAAGCGGCATAACCCGAGACCGGACTTGACCAGTCAGATAAAAGCACGCTTGGCGGGTCGTTCCTTTGCAGATAATCCCAGGTAAGGGTGTGATGCTGAAAATCAAAGTTCTCTGACCATCCATCGGTTCGGCTCGTGAATGAATCCGTGTATATGTCCGGGATGGGAACCCGCTTCCTGCGTCGGGCTTGAATCATACTTAGCCAGTTGTTAGGAAATCCAAGTCATCCTTCTGATAATCCTTCATGATCACCCAACCCTCAGTACTGCCAACGATGGTCTTAGAGCAGACCGTCACTTGCAGTCCGTTGAAAATGAACCAAAGCAAAAACCGAGCGGCGTTGAGTCGAATCTTTTCTGTCATAATCATTGTTGCCTCGCTTCGATTGCGAACAATGCAAACACTGGTTCAGGTGTTCCCGTGGAATACGTCACTGCTTGACCCGTCCCAGGGATACCCTTGCTCACATAGTTCCACGCGCCGAACTGCTGCGAGACATCATCGAAGGCTTTGCACAACACGTAATAGTTTACGTTTGTCTCCGTGGTCCAACTCAGCGTGGCTTGATAACAACAATGCAATCCCATCCCGTTGGTTTTCCCAGTTGGTGTGAACCATGTCACCGAACCATCACACGCCACAATGTTCGTGATGGTTAATGCGAGTATGACGGGGTTGGTCACACCGGGGGGTTCAGTCTCGCCTTGGCTTCAGTGATGTATTGGTCGTAAGACTTCTCGGCCAAGTTGCAGAAGGTTTTCACCTCTTCAACCGTCAAGTCCTTGTTCCAGATCTCGGCAAGCTTAGGGGCGTATTGAAGCGCCACCGGGCCGAGTGCGATTATTAATTGTGCGATGATTGCTCCACTCATTGGTTCACCTTCACTTGTGGGGTTGTTTGTGCGGTTTGGAAAAATGAAAGCATACTCAACAGCGCGAATTGGTTCGCTTCGAGCACTTCCGCGGCTGATGTGTAAAGGTCTTTATTCCCGGCAGTGGCGGCCGCCACGTAAGCATCCCGGGCAATCCGCATGGATGCTTGGTACTTAGCATAGGCCGTTTTCACTTGCGCCTCTTGCTCTTCGGTGGCGTTTCCAAGAGCAACGTATGTTGCCCATCCCTGCATGGCTGAATCTACGGTAACGGCGGTTGTGGCTAGAGACTTTCCCACATTGGCGCATCCTGTAATCAAGACCACCGAGACTGCGGCCAGTAATAGTGATATGAGTTTTTTCATGGTTTAGTTATGGTTTCTGTGTTTCCGCTAACGGTTTCCGGGTCTTTTCCTTTGAACAACGCGACAGTCTTGCTAAAGAACATTTCGCCCCCTTTAATTGCGGTCAGGACTGTTCCGAGCACGAATGAAGTCACCTTTAGAGCCTTGGGCGAGAGCCAATCCTGTGCGGGTAAATTTGCTAGAACCTGGGTCAGGACCATGACCACCACACCGGCCGCGAGCTGCAATAGGATTAGCTTCGTGATCCGTGCGTTACCGTTTGTGAAAATGCTCATTCGTCCTTTTGGATTTTGATTAGGTAATAAATGATCGCGCAGACCCCGCCGCAAATACCCACGCACAGAGACGCAATCCTTAGCCACTGCTCAACCGCAGCCAGGCTTACCCCGGTAGCAATCCACGGGCTTGTAGCGGCTGCTGTGGCGATAAAATCCTTTACGCGTTCACTCATGGGTACACCAGGATTTGGATACAGGAACCCGCTGGGATAAGGTCGTCAGCATAGTTCCCACCGTCCCCACTATTCACCGATATTACATCGGCGGATGTGTGCAGGGCGTGCGCCTTCGATGGCGACTCGCCGGTCGAAGCAAGGCTTAACAAGAGAAATGTTTTATTTGCCGTGAAAGCAGAGGATAGCGTGGCTGTGTATCTGCCCACGTCCGAATACGCCCAGACCACTGTACCACCAAGGGTGTTTTCCAGCACAGTGGCAGATGGTGCGCCAACACCAGACTGAGTTATCAACGCCCGGTAAATCTTCACGGTCACATTCGTTAAAGACCCATTGGAGAATTGCAGCCCATTATAGTTCGTGGTCATGCCCGAAGCCCCAACGGCATTGGTAGCGTTCACCGCCCGAAAGGCTCCATCAGAAAGCACCTGGACATAACGCACCCCGGACCCGGCAAGGGCTGTATTGGTTTGTGCCCCACCCACGGTCAGCGCATCACCGACCGTTGTATCGTCTGATGATGTAACATCCGCACCACTCACGGTTCCTGTAGCAGCCACGTCAGCGCCAGCAATAACATCGGTCGTGCTGGTGATGTGATTCCCTTGCAGGATTTTGTCGGTGACTATTCCGCTATTAATCCCTCCGCCAGTCACCGTGAGCAGATCGTTTACATCGTCCCAAGCGAAAGTAGCTTCACCGCCGAATGCTCCGCCGTTGTTATACTGCACATAGCTATCGCTACCGCCGGGCGAACCCCCACCCCCAGTTGATGCTATAGTGAAGCTCCTCTTGTTCGCGTTGGTCGTGATTGTGACATTGCTACCAGGAATCAGGTCCACGGCATTGCTTAACCCACCCCCGCTCCCAATGAATGTGCCACCAGTGGTCGCCGTGAAATCATCTGAGCTTGTGAACCCACCCACGTTAACGACCTCGCCCGCCGAACTAACCGAGAGCACCTCGCCGAGCAGCCCATTCACAAGACTGATTACTTTCGCCCCCGCGGCAAAAGTCTCGTCCGTGTCGTTGATTGTTAGAATAGGATCAGCCCCGCTGTCCCCATTTAGCTGGATCTCGGTTCCGCTAAACTCCGCAGTAGATGCTAAGACCCCATTCGTCCGGGTTGCCAGGTATGTCACCGTCGAGCCAGCAAGCCCAAACGGCGTGGCGTGGGTTGAAACAATATCGCAGTTTTGAAAAACGTAATGTGCACTCGCACAATTCAGCAGGCCGAAAGAATTGGTCGATAAATTGATTCGGGCGTTCTTAATCGTGAGCACACCGTATGAACTGCACAGGCCGGATTGAATCCCGAATGTGTTCGTTGAATAGCTGGTGATCGTGTCAGCGTCGATGATGCCACCGTTCCCGCCGAGTTTGCCGCTGGTCATTACGAGTTCACCAACTTGCGCCACGGTGTTGCTATTGCAGAACATGACCCAGTTCTGTTCCCCTTGAGATTCAGCCCGCATCGCTATCAAGTGAGTAATCCCGGCCGCGCCCGTCTCAAGAATGCTATCTTTAGCCCGGATCAGCGGAGACTCAATATAGAGTGAATCCCAGTCGCCAATACCGGGGCTAACAATGTCATATTCTGATGCGTTAAGGAAACGACTGGCCCGAACAAACACATGGCCATCAGCCAGGACGAACATGCCCGATGTGGATGTAGATTCGATTTGTTCACAGTCGATTACCAATAGGGATTGTGCGCTAATGTCTGCAAACGCGAATGCAGACCCATTGTGATACCAGCGCCCACCACGAACATAATTTGTGCAGGCTACTCCCTGGTCATAAAACACAACCCGATTTGTCGTGTTGATGATTGAGTTTTGGTCAAAGATCCATGTGACACCGTTAACTGAAAGGTTGGTCCCGACATAAGTTCCGGCTGATACCTGAACCGTGTCGCCGGACTGCACGACGGTAATCGCCCCAGCCAATGTCCTGAATGCTTTAGACCTCAGCCCCCTTGTTCCAGTGGAATCTGATCCGCTCGGGTCCACGTAAACCCGCAAACTGTTAGTGGTGCTCGCACCCCCAGCCGTGATTAGTTCACCGTTATACCAGAACCCGTCAGAGTTGTTTGTAAGCCCGCCCGCTGTCATGCCGTCCCCAGTCACATTCACAAACCGCAAGTCTGCCCCTTGCATGGTGTAGCCAAGTCCGGGCTGATTCGTGGCAGACCCTACATAATGGCTGGCATTGATTAATCCGTTTGTAACCGGGAAAGTAAAATAATTGGTCGTGACAATGTTGCGCCCGTAGAACTCTCCTCGATAGGTCCAGCCGTACACATTAGAAATGGTTGTGCTCCCGTTGGTCCCGGTGTTCCTTGAGACCCAATCCCGGGTAATCATCGCTCCCGCACCGTTGGTGAACTGGCCCACGGGATACAGCACGAACCTACGCACCCAATGCGGTTCAGTGGTGTAATCTTCGAAATTGAATATTACATGAGCCGCTTGAGCGGGTAAGGACAGGAGAATTAAGGCGAGAAGTATTCTCATGGGTCGAAATGGACAAGTTTCCAGCGCGAAGTTGTTCCGTTATAAATCAGGATTGCCGAACCGTTCCCGGTCGTGGTTCTGTCCGCTCCGGTGTTCGAGATGATTCGGTTTCCGGCAACTGGGTCTGTCCCGGATTGATGAGCGATGGTCATGTCAAAGCCTGTGTTGTTGTCGATAATGATTAGCTTTCCGTCTCGGTTGGGGCTGCCAGTGATGCCGTGAATCGAGAACGCCGCTCCAGGGCCGGACACTTCCATATAAACGTTTGTTCCGACAATCACCCCAGAATTGTTCCCCGAAGCCAAGGACGCATTAGCGTACCTACCGAAAGCTATGTCTGAGCCGGCTGGGAAATTGTTCGTTCCGCGTGTGGTAACATTCGTGATAGACCCAACAACATACAGGCTTCCTGAAAGGTATGCGTTTCCGTTGGTGTTAACCGAGAAAACAATGTTCTGCCCCGGGCCTTGAATCTCAACCAGATTGGTTGCAGTAGTGCCAGCTGCTTGAACAATAAACGCAGGCTGGCTGGACGCCACCGCGGACACTATTGTCGATCCATTTGTAAGCAGGCTAAGCCAATTACCAGTGCCGATTTGGCCTATAGTAAGACCAGTAGTAAGCCCGATGAGTCGCCACACAACACTTCCCTGATTCGGGGAAAGCTCAACGTATGCCTGCGTCCCGTTGGTGATCGCCAGAACCCCATTGGTGATTGAAGTGTCTCCTATCATCTTTGGGTTTCGCCACGAACCATTTGTAACAGTGCCCAAGTTCCCGCTTATGTCTGTTGCATTCGAAACCGTTCCGTTATAGAAAATCGAAAATGAGTTGGAATAGATGTTGGTCCCCGTGAACGTCTTGTTCCCGGAAATGGATTGCGCATTGGTCCGGCCAACTAGGTTCGATACAGATGTGGAGCTTTCAAATAAAGCCTGGGTGACAACATTCATGTTAAAGGCATGAACCAACCCAGAAGCGATATTGGTCTGCTGCGCCGAAGCAGGTTCACCACTGACTGGCACGCGTACACCAACAAGGGTTGTACATTGCTGGGTGCTGTATGAGACCGTGGCCCACCCAGCCGAGGGTGTAACGGTCAGGAATGAACCGCATTGACCGATAAAATTGAAGTTGGTTGAACCCGCGTCGCTGATTGCCACCGAAGCAATCGGGGATGAACCGAAATGGGAATATAGATTCGTCTTGGCCCCGGCTGCCGTGCTGTTGGTGAGAACCTGAGTTAACGGGACAAAAACCGAATTGGTCCAGGTCCGGGTACTTCCATTGATGACAATGGTCTGGCCGTTCGTGGTCCCGTTGGTGATGGATAAACTTGCCGTGATTCGAATGGCGGCATTCGCAGATAAAGACAGGAACAGAAGTAATACCAAAAGAATTCTCATAACGTGATTACGTCCATCTTCACCGACCCATCGTCGTTGCAGCCCAACTCCAATTCGTATGTTCCGTTCGGACTTCTCAATCTGATCGTGGCCCCGTTCGTATTGTTTGCGAACTTGACATACCGCGCATCGGACTGGGCAAAGGTTAGGAATGTCTCGGTAAGGGCTGGGGCTTCGGTTGCGTTCTCATCCACCACGGCTTTCAGGGTGAATTGGAGTTGCAGAACCGTGTCCAACTCGCCACCATCATCCAGCTTGACCTCGAAATACGCTGTTCGTTCCGAAGCCGTCCCGATAAACGAAGTAATCCCTGCCGTGTTTAAAGCTATCTCCCCTTCAAACTGTTGATTGGTGGAATCCCACGTCCAAGTGGTTTGCAGGGCTAATGGGGTCGGGCCACCGGCTGTTCCGGTCGGGGTCTGCCCAACAGACACACGAAGGGTTAAGGAACCGACATCAACCTTGGCGTATGGGTTTTGCAACTGACCAGTCGGGTCTAAAATGGAGATTTCAAACGGCTGAGTGTCGCCTTGGAAAAGCGCAGGAATTGATACGGCGGTCCCCTCAAAGTCCACCAACGATTTGCTCTGCCGATTAATGGCAAGCTTGAGTAAGCCCATTCCTCAATGGGCCACCCGTCAACGGGCTAACCTAAAACAAGCCCCGTCCTGGCTGTGTATTGGGCTGGGGTTTCTCCAAGGATACAAAACCGGATACCACCGCAAGCTATCCCGCCTCGGATCTGAGCAAAGTCCTCCTCGCCATAATACCCATCGGCCCCAGTCTTATAAAAGCCAACGTCCTTTATCTGACCGGCTGTTAATGTGCCTTGTTCGACAACCGATGCCCCGTGAATAACATCATGCTCGATATGTGGGTAGAAATTGACCGCACCGCCAGAGTTGAAAAGCATCCCTTCAGCAATGAAATAGGACGTTGTGCGCGGTGTTCGGAACCGGGTTTTGACAGCGCGGATAGGCTGGTTCAGTGTAAACAAAGCATCTGAAATTGCAAACGTTCCACCCTTGTAATCCTCAGACAAATATACCCACCAGGAAGCCAGAACATCAAAAAAATTCTCCGGGTGTGCCGGGGCACCAAATGGCGGAATAAAATCCACGAACTCATTCCGCCGCGGCAAAGCTACTGGGCTGCGGTCATAATCAACCGGGTCTTTTGAACCAATGTCTAGTAGGTTGTTGTACTCATTGAACCGCTCGGGAAAGACCCCGACTTCGAATGTGGGATATGGCCGTTGTATAATCCGCTCTCTTAACCATGAAAACTCTGTAAAGAAGTCATATTCGCCATTGGTGCTTAGGAACCAGTTCCTAGACTGGTCAGCATGAATCAATGCGGGGTCGTGTTCAGTCCAGTAAGCTTCAATCCAATCGAAAAAGAACTCTGGGACTTCTGTATCCCAATCTTGATTGAATGGTCCCGGGTTGGGGAATGCCGGAAAAGGATTTTCCCCAGATAGCACAGATGGGTCGCCATGAATCTCCAGTGGAAACCCTTGGATCATCGGCACATCTCCCGGGCCAGCATATGAGTGAATGCCCTCATAAGACACCGCCCCATGTGTCCACGTGCTTCTCAAATCCCTAAACCGCCTTCGAACCTTCAGCCTCCAATCCGCGGTGGGGGGCACGTCAGGATAACCGGGGGATCTGAACGATGGATTGTTTCCAAGCACAACCCCAGACCCAAGCCCCGGCCATTGCTTGGTCTGCAATAACATCTGTATCTCAATCTCTGGTGGGGGTGAACTCAATCCCCGCGCAAAGTGCGGCGATTGAGTAAAGGCGTACTTTGGCGACTGATTAAAGGCGTTGCGCCCCGTGCTCATACTGCGCTGTAAGCGCGGCCGTCAATGTTCAGGTCCAGCAAGGTCAACACGTCCGGTTCTTCCTCGGTCCCAAGGTCCACATCGGTTGGTGCCGTTACCGCCCAGATTCGGCTTGTGGTGAGATACCTCGGAACCATTACTTGGGTTTCCGACTCGCCGCCAGACGTTGCCAGCCTGGTTTGTGCTGATGTGCTGTATGCGCTGAACGTTACCGCTACCCCGTCAATCGTTTGGCTTACAATGGAATGGCGCAGGTTCCACGGCTTAGCGATTCGCACCGGGTCTGTTCCCTCGGTCTCCCCATCCCATGTGTGACAGACAATATGTTCTGAATCCATCGAAACGAATTTATACATGGACACAATCGCCCCACTCCCGCCCCCGGGAATCAGTTCCAAAAATGTTCCGTCTGGGGTTTCTCTGATTCTATATCCGCGCCCCTGAAGGATCTGTTTGGACTTGGCCGCCCACAACAGGTTGCGGCACCATTGAACAAACAACCCTTGCCCAGTGGGTTCAATTGGGTACCTCATAAAACCTCGTCATAAAGAACCGTGGACCACAGTCCGAAATGCCATTCCTGGGTTATGTGCAGCCGACTAAATGCGGCCTGTTGAAGTGTCGGGGAATGTTTTAACCACCCAAACTGAATTGGCGGTTGGCCACGAGATGCCCTTAGCGTGGCTTCGGCACCAGAGATTTGATCCGTGTAAGGAGAACTGTCCAGGGTAATCAGGAACGAACCCGGCACAGCCTCGTCATCCACAAGCGTCTCTGTGCTTAGTATTCTTCGCACATTAGTATTTGCTTGCTTCGTGGCGTAAGCATTGGATACAGCCCTGGTCCGGCGCATCACTGGCGCAAACTGGATAGCAGAACGGACCCCATTAGACATCAGAGCGTAAATCTGGCCGGCATCGGTAATGGTTGACCCAGAAAACGCCCACGATGGCGACTCGGGCTTGCCATTGTGGATTATGTCCCGGAGTTGGTCTCGCTGAGCTATTGTTAGGTTGGCCACGGCTACATTATCCGAGTCCAGCAAGTCTTTCTCCACAATACCAGGCAACAATTCCCATGTATCAACCGGCACCTCTTCCTCGCCACCTCCACCCCCGGCCGAAATTGGAACCTCCATTTCGATTGTGGCTAACGGTCCCGGACCCTCCTCAACCCGCCATGTGTATCTTCCAACTTTGGCTTGTCGTATCAGGTTAAGGATTGCTTCCTTTGGCCCTTTCCATGAACGGACGATTGTATCCGGGTTCTGTGTATCACCCCGGTATCGTTTCGGTTGCTCAACCGCGCCTGGTGCTCCTAAGATAATGTGCGGCATATTATGTGGGCGGGAATCCTGTTTCCGACCCGGTTAATGACTTTTTAATATCTGCCAAGTGTTGGTTGGTAAGCGTCAAAAGCTTGTTGGTCTTTTCTGCTGCTGTGAGAATTGAAGCGCGGTTTGAGCCTAGGAAATTTCCCACGCTAACCAACCCATCGGATGAACCCATGGTCGGGGGGCTGGCTGGTGGCCCCTGCGTCATCCACGGGAGATTGTTACTAGCACCTGCGGGCCGCAGTGCTTTCATCTGTTCCGCTGTCGGCATTGGGGGTTGGTCCATCATCTTCCCCTTTTTCCTAGACCGATCGGTGAACATCTTGTGAAGCTGGCTCATCCTGATCTTGCCCTCCCAGTATCCCTCATCTACACCAGCTAACCATTCCCCATCGAACAAAGAGATCCGACTTCCGATGGCTTCGACCTCAAACGATTTTATCTTGTTCTTTAAAGCATCTATTTTGTCCCCCATTCGTTCCACGTTATCAATACTTTCGGGTGAGACTATTGAGCCTTGTGCCCTAACCTTTGCTATGTTCTCCTCAAGCTCTTTAAGCACCGGAATCAGCTTGGTTCCAGCCCTCCCCATCGCTGTTGTCAGGTCGGCAGATACCTGGCTGGTAATGTTGGTGGTTTGCAGTGCTTTCCCTATCGCCGCCGCAACCTGGGCCGGGTTTTGTGATCTGATGTCCTCCCACGATGCCCCCAATCTAAGCAGGGCTTCCGCTGCGTCCCCGCCCTCCTCAGCGGCCGATTCCATTTGTCTTGCCAGGAAATCCAACCCCACCGCAAACTTTGCCATGGTTGACCCGCTCTGGTCCGCTGCGAATGACAACTCTTGAACCTCGGTAGTTGTCATTCCGAGTCTTGTGGCAGTATCCTTAATCTCGCTCGCAAACCGAATCAATGAACGGGTTGCACTGGCCACGGCCCCAGCGGTGAATGCGCTGGCGAGTGCGGTTTTGAGACTACCCACAGCCCCCATGACTCGGTTCATGCCGGCTTGAAAACCAGCTCCATCCAGCCCTATTTGAGCTTCAAGCTTGAGCGCCATTTATCACCTCAACTTCCTGATCGGTCATCAACCGCACAGACCCAACCGATTCGGCGTGCCTGTAGAAATCCGATAAACATTGCGCCAATGGATTATTCAAAGCCTGTTCTTGAGTGTAACCAACCTGACCAATTAAAGAATCGTACAGAGCTTGTGCCCAATGTGCCCCACTGGGTTTGCCTTCCTCCTCTACCCAATATTGGGGTTGCTCTGTTGCTTCATTCAGATATTGCATGAACAACGCAACCTTGGATTTGAAGTCGAACAGCCCCGCTTGCTTCCCCCACTTCCTGGCCTCTCTAGGCCATACAAATCTCGGCTTTGGCCGATGCCATGGCCATACCCAGGAAAGCAGAACGGACCACCACGGATAATATTTGCGTTCGATAAACTCCAAGAAATCTTTGTAGGACATGGAACAAACAGAAACGGCAAATATCAAATCTTCCAAAGTTGCAGTCGCTTTTTCGTCATCCACAAACGAACACTCAAACCGTCTCAAGATGAAATAATGGCCGAGCGAGAACGGTTTGAGCTTTAAGCCCAGTATTCTATACGGCTCTGGGATGGCCGCTTTAAAGTAAGCGGCACCCATGGGTTATGAGACGATTCCAGCGTGCTTGACTAATGTAACGTTCAACCGAGCAGCGTTGGTGTTGCCCTTGACGCAACGGGCTTCCATGATGCGCCATTTTGCACCGGATGTATCAATTAATTCCGGCATACTGGTACAGGCTGTTATCGGGAAGAAGGCACCTTTGATGAAGTTAGTTCCGAGTGCGCAGTTGTTGATGGCGTTGGCGATGTTGGTTGCATCAATGATGATGATTTCCAGAACCGCCCGCTGCCCGCGGTTGTAATGCGCCTCCGCGGCCAAGTCGCCGTCTGCGTCCCGCACCTCCTCAACGTCCCCCTCTTCGCTCAGCTCCGCGCTTTGAAGCAGGCCCTTGCCGGATAAGTTGGTAGCGGTAAACCCGCCGGTTTCCGTGGTGAATCCGAAATTAATTGGAGTGCCGCGTATGGTCGCCATATCGAGAATGGCCAACCGTCAACGCTTTAGAAACTGGTGCAGCAACAGAGCAACCGAAACCGCCAGGTCTCAACCCAACAATCTTCACCCTGGCCAGATTCATGGGCAGTATCGTCCCCGATCCCGAAGCAATGGAATTCATCGACAAGACCGTCTGACAGTTCGCCGGGTAAATCCGAATCGAACAGGGCGTTCGCCACAGAAGTCGAATAAGATTCTGAGTTTGTATGCGGGTCTGTCTCATCCTCGCCCGAATCCACCGGGGCAACCGTTTTCAGCATCACCTCAACATCCACCCAGAAGTTGCCTGTCCCAGGTATGTCCTCGGTTGCGCTGGATGCGTCACAGATAGCAATAGGCGCGGCTTTTTCCCCAGAAGCTTTCCCGTCTGCTATGGTCAGTCCGGATATGCCTTGAGCGGTCAGGTACGCAACCAGGGCTTGCCGGGTCTTGGATAGGACTATTGCGGCAGTGGCCATTATCGCACCTTCACCCCAGCTTGACGGGCTGTGCCTCGAAGCTTGTTCAGAATATAATCCTTCATGGATCTGGTTTCGTGATTGAACGCTGCTTGCAGCCCAGCCATGCCGAATCTCATAAACCCGCCCCTGTCCGTCTTGGATGCGGCTGTATTGGCTATGATGGTTTTGCCACGCCACCCACCCCGGCTGGGTATGGCATAGCCGTTGGGTTTGCCGCGCTGTTTGGCGGTTCGGTCTATCTTGGGTTGGTTGCGCTTCTCAGCGAACGGTGCTAGGGTCTTAATAGCTGGCAACCAACCCGACTTGATAAAGGCGATTGAACTCATCCTTGTAGCCAACTCCTTTCGCATCAAATCTCTGACTTCCTCTTTGGCTGGTTGCTTTCCTCCGGCCCGATAAATCCTTGCCCGAATGATGCTTTCCAGCAAAGGCTTTGCAGCCAGAGTCTTGCCTTTAATGCCCCGAACCTTAATCAGCCGGCCGAGTTGAGATGCAATTTTGTCCTTGTCTGCCTTCTTGGTCTCAACCGTGGCCCGTCTGGCAATGAAGAATCCTTTGGTGTCCGTGATCTGTTTCGGGTCACGACTGGAAAGCTGAACATACCGGCGCATGGTCCGGTCAAATTCTCGGGTATCGAGTTTGAACGTGGGCTTCATACCGAAATCGGTATCACTGCCCGGGGGTCCCCAATAATTCGCTTTTCACCGTTGGGAAGCACCCAAACCTCGGCAACAAGGTACCCGTCCGGGTCGTAATATTCAATTTTGGCGACCACTCTTAATTCTCTCATTAGTTCGTTCATGCGCCTTTAGAAGCGTTGACACACCCGAGTCGGATGAAGCCCTGGTCTGGGGCCGTTGTTACGCTATCTATACGGTAAGTCACACTGACATAGCTTATGGTCTGCCCCCTGGTTGGTAACGTGTCCCCAAATTGACCAGACCTGCAGTGCAATACTAAATCTTCGTCCACGCTGAATCCACCGGGTTCAAGTGAAGCCCGTTTTCTGACCGCATTGGGGATACAGGCGTAAGAACCTCCCGCCCAAGTAAACGCGGGGTCGAACAATCCTGCTTCTTCAAGTTCTTGAAATACTTCCGCGCAAAGTTCGCCTATCTCTGGCATTCACCCATTACCACCCGTCAACCGCGTTGACTAGCCAGCCTTGTTTAGACCGTGGCCGCCACGATTCCAAACATCGAACCGGTTCAGATTACCGCTGGCGATACCGCCGAGTGGACCCGACGCCTTACAGATTATCCCGCTCCGGATTGGGTTTTAACCTATGCGTTCATCTCTGTCCCGATTGCTGGTGACCCAATCCTAATCGAAGCAGATGACGACGGGGACGATCACCTGGTCACCATCGAACCAGCCACAACCGAGCTATGGGTTGCTGGGGAGTATAACGGCCAAGGGTATGTAACCAAAACCGCCACGGGCGAACGGCGACATATCTGGTCGGGTAAACTCACCATCAACCCCAACTTTGTTAGTGCTGGCCAGATTGATACCCGAACCAACTCCCGCCGAATCCTGGACTTGATTGAACGCTCCTTGGAACGGTTGGCCGCGAAACAAACCACCCGCGTCACTATCGAGGGTGTGAGCTTCGAGTTTCAAGACATTGAAAAGTTACTGAAGCTCAAAGCCCATTATCTGAATGAAGTATTGAATGAGGAAGCCGCGGCTGCTGGGATGAATCGCAAAGTCATCTTGGCCCGGTTCCGCGCCCCGTCACAGTGGGCCCCTGACATCACATTCCCGTGAATCTATTTCGCAAGTTCGCTCGTTGGATAGTTAAATCCGGTATGACCACGCGGTCTTATGCTGGCGCGGTTAACTCCAGGCTGACCAGTGATTGGCTAACCTCCTACACCAGCGCAGATGCGGAGATTAAGACTGGGAGAAAGTCACTTATTGCCAGGTCGAGAGACTTGGACCGGAACAACGAATACGCTGCTCGATACTTCAAGCTTCTGCTCAATAACGTTCTCGGGGCTTGTGGAATCAAGTTGCAGATGAAGATTCAAAACCCGGACGGTTCTTATGATACCGGGGCCAATGATGCTATTGAGATGGCATGGGAGGATCAGTGCAAAGCCAAGAACTTCACCGTTTCTGGCCAACACACCAAGAGACAAATTGAACGACTGGTCCTGCATGCAGCCGCCCGCGATTCTGGGGCTTTGGTTCGTATCGTGCGCGGGTTCGATAACGCCCGGAAATACGCTGTTCAACTCATCGAGATTGACCAGTTAGACCACGACTTTGACGGGATATTCGAAGGGAACGAAGTCCGCATGGGGATTGAGTTTGACCAATGGAAGCGGCCAATAGCTTACCACATCTTCAACGACCACCCAGGAGACACACTGCACAGGGCCAAACGGCGTCGAGCACGTATCCCAGCCGATGAATTAATTCACGTCTACATGCCCACACGGATAGGCCAGAACGTTGGCGTGCCGTGGATTGCTCCCTCGATTCTTCCTTTGAAGATGTTGGCCGGCTATGAGGAAGCCGAGCTGGTAGCAGCCAGAGAAGCCGCCTGCAAAGGTGCCGCTATTGAGAACACCACCCCAGACCAGTTCCAGGGCGAAGTGGACGGGCGTGGGAATGAACTGCAAGACATGGAACCCGGTATGGTTCTTAACCTCGGCCCTGGCCAAGTCTACAAAGCCATCGACCCCACTCACCCCAACCAGGCTTTTGGTGATTTCGTTAAGTCCAAGCTGCGCGGGTCTGCCTCGGGTATGGGCGTCTCCTATGTCAGCCTGGCCAATGACCTGGAAGGCGTGAATTACTCCTCAATCCGCTCGGGTGAACTCGAACAGCGTGAAGAATGGAAAGCTATTCAGGAATGGTTTATTGAAACCTTCGAGGGCCGGTTGTTCGAGGATTGGCTTCAATGGGAACTTACCATGGGACTTATCAAGTCCACATCTGGCGTCGCTCTCCCCGCTTCTAAGTTCGATAAGTTCAATAAACCCGAGTGGACCCCACGCCGTTGGCCCTGGGTCGATCCTCAGGCCGACATGGAAGCTCATAAAACGGCTATTGCCATGCGTATCGAATCCAGAAACCAGGTCATCAAGGAACTGGGCGGGGACATGGAAGCCATTGATAAAGATTTCGAAAATGACCCGGTTACTAAGAATCTGGACACAGATTCTGTCTATGCACCCGATTCCAAGCCTGAACCACAACCAGTGGCCGCTGAAAGAGTTATTCAGCCAATCAGCAACCATATTTCGCCTGCTCCGGTAACTATAAACGTGCCCGAAAGCAAAGTTCGGGTTGAGTTCCCGAAGGATACACCAAAGCCAGTTAAACGAATTGAATTCAATCGTAACAGTAGAGGCGAAATAACTGGCGCACTTGTGGAGGAGACCAATGGCAATAACCGCAGCGATTTGCACTAGTTTTAAACAAGAGATTCTTGGCGGCGAACATGAAGCCGCCGACACTTACAAAATAGCCCTGTACACCAGCGCGGCCAGCCTGGACGCCAGCACCTCGGCCTACAGCGCGACCAATGAAGTTTCGGGCACGGGCTACAGCGCCGGTGGAGCCACGCTTTCAGGCTATACGCGGAGCGCCAGCGGAACCACCGCTTGGATTGATTTTACCTCCGACCCGTCTTGGGCCAGCTCAACCATAACAGCTCGAGGGGCGCTGATCTATAACTCCACCAATAGCAACAAGGCTGTGGCTGTGTTGGATTTTGGTTCGGACAAAGTCAGCACCAACGGTACTTTTACCGTGATCTTGCCCACAGCCGACGCAAGCAACGCGCTTATCCGATTAGGTTAATGGCAGCATGGAACCTGAAACACGGACACTGGTGGATGGTTCAATGGTCGGTTGATTGGTGGGTATCAATCGGAATACACATTGACCTGAGAGCGAGGGTCACGCCTTCAGGCGAGCGTTACGGTCCATACGTGGACCTGCACTTGTTATTCCTGGTTCTCAGTTTTGGAGTGAACCCGGTTAGGAGTGGGGAATTGGACTTAAAAGCTTCCTGCGGTCGTGGAGGGTTAGGCGATGGCCACTTTTACTAAACAATTCAGCTTCAATTCCACGATTGAAGATTGGGCCTTTAACGCCAACGGCGGCTCAAGCATCGCGGGGACCAGAGACACAACGGAAGATTCCGGGAATGACACCAACGCCGGGACGGGTGTCATGCAAACCAGGCGAACCGGGAAGAACAACTCTAATGGCACACCATACTGGGAATGGTCGGGCACATGGGAAACCCTTGGGCTACCAGCCGGGGCGGTCATCAGCGCAGTTGACCTGGATTATGACTGGAGATGTTCTGAATACACTACGGGAGCATCCAGCACAACCGGGCCAGGCCGAGTTAAGAGATTCCGGTGGAACACTTCGCAACACATTTTCAAGTTCATCGGCATTTACCGGAACAACGGCTTTCGCCACCGCTGGAGGGACAAACCAGACCGGGTTAAGCGATGCTTCAACCACATCAATTAGGCTAAGGATAGGAGCTAAGCCGAACACGGGCAGCAGCACCTCCGCGGCGGTCACACTTAGGCAGGATTGGGTGGTTGTCACTGTAACATACACGCTTAGCGTTAACGTTTCTGCCACCGGAGTAAGCGGTACCGGGGCGATTGGCACCGCGACCGTTACCGGAGACGCGAACACGTCACCCACAGGCGTTTCAGCCACTGCCGCACTTGGCGAAGTAACCGTTACGACAGGAACCCCGGTGGACGTGAATGCGGAGGGGGTTTCTGCTACAGCGACGGTCGGGTCCGTTACCGTCACCGCAGATGCGAACACTAACGCAACCGGATTAAGCGCTACCGCAAGCCTCGGAACCGTTACCGTTACGGGCGCAGCTAACACATCGCCTAGCGGTCTTTCATCCACGGCGGCGGTCGGGACGGTCACGGTTGAAGCCGATGGCGAGCAGCCGGAAGCACCAGCCGTTCAAGGCGGTGGCAGTCGTCGGCCTAAATCCAAGGCGCGTGCGGAACTGCCCAAAATCCGTTACATATCCGAAACCTTATTCAAGGTTCAAGGTGTATCAGGCAAAGCTAGTGTGGGGTTTGTTGCTCACACAAATCGCTGGTGCAACCCCATCCCAGCCGGCACTTCCCGCGCAGGACGGCCGAGTGTCTACGTGGAGCGCCAATCAGAGGTTTCCGTATTCACGAATGAAACCCGCTCGCTATCTGGGGAGTGTCACGCCGACGCAATCCAGAACCCAACCGAAGAACTTATAGACCTCCTGTTGACGGCTGCCGACATGTAAATGGCAGCGAGAGTTATCAAGACGGGGTTGCTTCGGCGATCTTTTGACCTGGACCGCAGCGCGATTGACGAGGAGAGGCGCACGGTCAATCTCTCGTTTTCTTCCGAGTCTCCCGTCGAACGATTCTTCGGAATGGAGATCCTCGACCACGCCCCGGAATCCGTCGATCTCTCGCGCCTCCAGAATGGCGGCCCCTTACTTATGGATCATAACCCCGGAGACCAAATCGGGGTCATCGAGAAGGTTGGACTGGACGGACGTAGAGGTAAAGCTGTTGTGCGCTTTGGGCGATCTGCCCGAGCCGAAGAAATTTTCCAAGACGTAAAAGATGGCATCCGCCGCTTGGTAAGCGTCGGCTATCGGGTAGATAAGATGGTCACCGATAAGGTTGAGAAGGGTGTGGAAACCCTTCGAGCCACTGCCTGGACCCCGATGGAAATCTCCCTCGTTAGCGTTCCAGCCGATCCTTCGGTCGGTATTGGGCGAGCCAGCGAAAATCAATTTGAAACAATCATAGAAAGCACACGTATGGACACTCCTGTAGTCATTCCCCCTGGCCAGCCCCAGCCGGCCGCACCTCAAGCCCTCATGCCCGGAGTCGTTTACGAATCCGAGCGCAATGAAGGTATGATCCGCGAACGCAATCGTATCGCTGAAATCAACGCCATCGGTGACAACCTCCGCGGTAAAGTTCCCAATATTCTGGAACTGGTTGGAGAGGCCGTTCGGAAAGGCTGGACCGTCGAACAGTTCAGGACTGAGGTCATCAAGCACATTCCCAATGTGCAGCCGCTTCCCCCAACCCGAGAATCCGGGTTCGGCATTGATCGAGAAACGCTGAAAAGGTACAGCCTGACCAGGGCCATTAATGAAATGTGCACTGGCAAACTGACTGGTCTTGAGGCAGAGCTTCACCAGGAAATCACCAAGCGAACCGGCAAATCCGCTGGCGGGTTCTGGTGCCCTCCTGAAGCCCTGGTCGGCCAACGTAATTTCGTGGCTGCCACCGGCACCCTCGGCGGTATGGTGGTTGAAACCTCGAACCTTGGCGAACAGTTCATTGAACTGCTTCGGAACCGTTCACAGGTTATGCGCCTCGGCGCTCGGTCGCTCATGCTCGACAATCCCGTGACCATCCCGCAGCAGAATGCGGCTGGCGCGGTGAATTGGGCGGGTGAAACCGTTGCCTCCACTCTCGGAACTGGTAACTTCACTCAAATCACGCTTACCCCGAAAGGTGTAACCGCGTTCCAACAGTACTCGAAACAACTGTTGGCCACGTCGAATCCTTCGATTGACCAGATCATCCGTGATGACATTGTGGCGAGCATCGCTACTGCGATTGATTTAGCGGCACTCCACGGCACCGGAACTAACCAGCCAACCGGCATTGCTGGCATCTCCGGCATCGGCACGGTCCTGCTCTCCACGAACGGTTTGGCAATCAACAATGCCACGGCCTACCCGGCTTTGGTTTCGTTGGAATCTGCTCTCGGCACTTCAAATGCCGACCAGGGTTCATTGGCTTACCTGCTCCGGGCTTCCATTCGTGGCGTGCTTCGCACCACGACTCAATTCGCTTCTACCGATACGCCGGTGTACACCAGTGCACCGGGGAATGTCGATGGAATCATTAATGGGTACCGTGCTGCAATCTCGAACCAGGTTTCGAATGCTCTTACGACCGGAACAGCCACTACAATAACAACGCCCGTCTTTTTTGGGAATTGGAATGAACTTTTGATAGGCAACTTTAACGGCGGAGCAACAGACATCGTCGTGGATCCGTACACTTTAGCGGCCAATCGGGTTGTTAGGGTGCTGGCGTCGCAATGGGTGGACGTTCAAGTTCGCCACGCCGCGAGCTTCGCGCTGTTGGGTGGTATTTTAGGAGGCTAGTCCTCCTGGTTGTGGGTTAGGGTTCAGGGCCGCTCAGAAATGGGCGGCCCTTTTGCTATGCTCTCCGTTCACATGCCTTTTCATCCATTGGCAATTCATGCAAAGTATTTGGAATCTTCCCGATTCATCGGAGAGAATGTCTTTGTAATACTTCCGCCTGTCCCTGCGTAATGATTTACGGTGCATGTTTCCACCGCCGTTAATATGGTCGACTGACAGGACTGGTGGCCTTGATTCGCCACATGTTGCACACTTTCCGCCAAGCTTGGAATAAACCTTTCCTTTTAATTCCCTCATAGTCTTGTACCTAGACTTAGCCTGGATCTCCTTGAACCTTTCTTTATTGTTCGCAAGCCACTTATCTGCGACGGCTCGCCTTTTGGCCCTGTTGTTCTGATAAAACAACTTGCCCCGCGCTCTCATTTTGTCGGCATTGGCCAGGTAGTGCGCTCGCCGACGGGCCAAGATGGTTTCCTTGTTGTTCGCTTGATATTTTTTACCACGCGCCATGGCGCTACATCTTCTGGTATCATACATCTGGTTTATCTTGCGTGGGATAAATACGGAAGAACAAACCGGACAAGCCCTGTATAAAATAGAGTCCCCCACCCCCGGTAGAACCGGACCCGGTAAAGGATCCGCGGAGATGGGGGAAATTTGGCTGACAGGTTCTACACTGTTCATGCCCAGACCATACCAGCCACGCCCCGTTGACGCAAGCCTATTCGTGTATGCGCGTGCGCCTCGTTAAGCCAATAGTTGTCCAGAATCACCCAGGAGTACAGCCCGGAGACGTATTTGATGTGGAACACAACGAAGGCATAAACCTGATTGGCTGGGGTTATGTCGTGGAGGTCACCTATACTGAGTCAAGGATGAACGAGATCCAATCCCGCGAACCCGCAATCGAGAATCGAGATTTTACACCGGCACAGGAGCAGGAAACGCAGCCTCGCAAATCTTCTCGGCGCACGCCCGCCAAGTAAGGTTCGAGACTAGCGACGCAGACGCCTGTCCACGATCCTTCAATTCTTCCCGGTGTTTGTAGGCGTGCTCCAACTTTGCAATAATGTCTGAGATATTGCAGTGGAACCACCCCGCAGGATCATAGCTTCCGTTGGGTAAAATATACTCATTCCGATCCAGCACATCTTTGTGACCATGTGCGTATGTGGCTATAACAGGACGGCCACAAGCCATAAATTCGCACATGACCAGGTTCGTGCCAGCTTCGCAGCGGTTCGGGAATAGGCCGATATGGGCTTGAGCGTAGACTTCTGGGGTTTTCTCATTGGGCATCGGTGGGACATGCACAACCCGGCCCTCGGGTAAACCAGCGAACGGATCTTCGAGATTAATCATGTTGCTATGCTGCATCGTGGCGATGGATTGGGGCCATTTATTGTGCCAGGCAGCTATCAGAACCGAATCCGGGTGCATCTTCATGAATAGACGCATGGCAGCAATGACTAAATCTTGCCCCTTTCGATACTCGAATTTGCCACCGGAAAAGACTACGAACGGCTTAGATTCGTTCCATGGTTTGATTGAGAACCGTTCATGGTCGATTCCTTGCAGGAGTGGTTGAGCTTTTATTCCTTTCTCGGCTAATCGCTGAACGTTCCACGTGGAACCAGCAAAGAGCAGGTCATACGCCCGGGCGTGGACTCTGGCCTTGTCTGGGATTGGCCATTCTAGGAAGCAATAGCCCATGACCAGGGGGGCATCGTATTTAACGTCCGGTTTTAAGTCTTGCGTGGCTATGGGCACGAAGATAGGCGCGTTGAATGTCCGTCTTGTGCGGGGAGCTATCTCGACCTCGCAGAACTCGCCCAGGGAGCGAATTAGGTTAGTGTTTGCCACGCCCCAGCCGAACCCATCTTCGGGGTTGCCTAGGTAATAGAGTTTATTCACGTTGAAAGAACATGCACCCGCGGCCGCCTTTCTGTTCATCCCCGGTCGTTTCCTCCAGGAACTTCCAGCCCGAGCGGGTTCCGTTCAGTAATCCAAGTACTTCTATGGCTGGTCGCACATTCACGGGTTGGCCGCAGTGCGGTTGCTTTTCTTGGCCTTGTATGTGCGGGTTCACGTCATGGAAACACACGATTCCGCCCGGGCGAATGATCCGTTCCGCTCCGAGAAAGTCTTGCACGCAACACGTGTGGGCGTGGCACCCGTCGATGAAGATGAAATCGGCCGGGTCGGGGCTGGATGCGAAGTATGAAGCTGAACCCATAAGGACGATCCGACTCCGCGGAGGCTCTGGAACCCGTGTCCACGTTGGGAGATCGACGCCATCCATTTCAATGGCGCATTGGTGGGCATAGGTATTATCAAGGAAGTCATGAACGGCCATGAATGTCTTAAGGTCGCCCAGCCCGATTTCCAGATACCGGAACGGCCAAAGCTCGGTGCTTTCAAATGCCAACTTGAGATACTTGCAAAAGGCTTCCTCGTTTCCGACCATGCAAAAGCCCCAGCTCATACGCGTTGATTCACCCCTTGTGGAATCAGCCCCCATACATCTCCTTTATCCTCCAGTATATAATGGCCTACCCCGGTTTTAGTTTTGATGAACACCCGACCAACGCCATTATTTCTGAACTTAAATCGGCGGCGCCCTTCAGGGGCGTTTTCGAGTGGCTTTATCCCGGGCGGAATAGCCCAGACGATTTTACGACCAAGAACTTTCATTCGAATACCTCGGCTTTCGCTACCCATTCGGGCGGGTCATCCTCATGTGGCACTCCGATGACGTTGTGGTCCTCCATTAATGTTCCGTCTGGGTACTGAAATGGGTTGAACCGTTCCCCGCGGGCGTTGTGTGGGCTATATAGGTGTGTGGCCAATTTCCAAGCTTTATAATCGTGAGCTTTGAAGAACTCTTTCAATTCAGCCGCGGAACCTTCTTTGTGATCAAGTTGTTCAACCCAGATTAATGGACGACACTTCTCGATAGTCTTAACCGCCCCACGCAGAACCGCCCCCTCCATCCCTTCAACATCAGCTTTGATTAGGTGACAATCTGGCAAGCTTATGGAATCCACGTTGAGCATGGGCACCATCTCAGTTGGGGCGGTGTGCTTATCTTGCAGAGATGTGCCGCCAAAGTTCGTTTGTTTGGTCGGGTCCAGTAATGGAACGGGTATTTCCCCAATCGTCTCACCCACCGCAGCCTTAAACGGGGTCACGTAATGAAGCATCGAGTTAAGCGCGACTGTGGCACCCAAGCACCCATGCGGGTATAGTTGCGGTTCAAAAGCGTAAACGTGCCCTTCCTGACCCACGAACCGGGCGAAGGCTACTGTCATGGTCCCGATGTTCGCGCCTATATCCAGCACGGTCCAACCGGGTTTGATTAGGCCGGATAGAAGCATGGTTTCTTCCGGAGCCCATTCACCTTGGGTTAACAGGGCGTTAGCCTGGAAGAAATCATTTATTAGGCACACTTGCCAACCCCATCGGCTGGGCAGGGTCACTGTGTAGTTTGGATGTCTCATTTAATCTTGACTTTCACAACCACAGCCGCGGCCGCAATACTCGCAGTAGTGATGCTCCGGTTCTGGCTCAGTCTTTACAGGCGAACAACAGGACAGAAGCGTAACGCTTTCTCCAGGCTTTATCGGGCCGTCTTTCTCCAACTCCTCAATCGTGCGTTTTATTATTTCTGGCAAGTTCATAAGCAATCCTTTCGAATACAGGTTTCCATTCTCCAGCTTTATTTTGTTTGAACAGTTTTACACTCGGGTACCACGGGGTATGTTCACAGGTCAGGGGATAGACAAAGTATGGACGGCAGTGCATCGCGCACCAACAAGGCACCCCCATAGCCCCGGCCAGGTGCAAAATTGACGTGTCCACAGTAATAACCAGATCCACCCCGCATAGCCTTGTGGCCGTATCCAGCCAATTGCTGGGCTTTTGGAAGGTTCGTATTGAAGGGTAAAGCAGGGCTTCATCCGCACCATCGACTTGCAGCGATTCAAACATGACACCAGGAACGGCCAGCACTGGCCCCCATTCCGCAAGGCTGGTTGATCGAATATAGTCGTTGTTCTGGGTAACACTCCCCCGCCAGGCAATGCCTACCGTGAACTGCCCAAGCCTCCTATCGCAGAACCTCCACGGGATGTACGGCGCAGGGGGTATCGTCTCAATCGTGGTCCCGAATATCCTAGGAAGTGAAAAGGCCGGGATATGACAATCCATGTCGGGAAACTTCTCTTTGGTCTCCTTAGCGCCGAACACATGGTCAATCAGCCCCATACTTTCAGCTAAACTCACCATCGAATCCTGAAAAGCCCAGGAAACGAACAACCCACGCTCTTTTAAAAGCTTGGCATATCGCATCATCAGAATCGCGTCACCCGCTCCTTGTTCTGAATATACAAACAGCTTTTTACCGTTGGTCCCATCCCATTCCGGACAATACGCGGTGATTTTTGGTAAGCCGTTGTTCTTCGACCGGAACCGGCATTCGTACCGCTCGAACCCGGTCTTATAATCCCCTTTCAACAGGGTAATCAATGCACGCTCAAATTCAGCTTCGTGCATCCATGGGTTTTTACCCAAAGCTCGAGCAAGCCAGTGTTCCGCATCTTTTATGTTCCCCAGCCACCGATTGGCCAGGGCTATGTTGGACATGATATCCGGGTCGTCTGGTTTCAGCTTATGTGCCTCTTTAAACGCTTGTAACCCTTCCTCGGTGTAGCCCTTATTCGCAAACACCAGCCCAACCGTGTTCAACGCACCAGCTCGGGCCAGGTTGCTCTTGCACAAGTCCAGAACCCGTTGAGCCAGGGTTAAACTGATCTGATCTTCCCCTTGCTTGGACAAATCCACCGCTAAAGCACACCACAAATCCGGGAATCTCGTGGCTGCATCGTTCAGGAGCGGTTCGGCTTCTTTATCCCGGCCATCTTCGACCAGTTTAATACCGCGCTTCCAGAGCTTGTAAAATTCTTCTTTCCTGGTCATGGGTTCAGGTCTACGAAAGGCTGCGTTAATTCATCTCCATAATCGTTGGGCCAGCCCGGGCAATACCTAACATCACGCACCCTTCCGGGGACATCCTCTGGAGACCCCATGCGGCATTCTACGTCGCCGTGCTGTTCCCTTAACTCGGTAAGTTTCGCTATCAGTTCTGATATCTTCATTTCCATTCTTTCCGGGTCATGGCTCAAACCGCACATGGGTCCACCACTGCGGGTCTACATCCTCCAGCACAGGTCCCAGCCGGCTGGGATAAACCACAGCGGAATCGGAAAGCACATCGTGGTTGATTGTAAGGTGCGCCACATCTCGGAAGAATTTCTTGAGCTTGGCGTTTTCGGATTTTAGTTGGTCTAGTTCGTTCATTTCCATCCATTCACGAACCCTCCCCCACGCCGCGGCCAGAGCCGTTTATACTGGGCTGGTTTCGGCATAGCCTGGACTGGGTGTGGCTTTTCGGGTTCCTTCATGTCGTAATCCTTCACCGCAGACCGGGCCATGTTCTTAGCGAGCACAGCCCAAGCCGGCCGTAAAATGTCTATCCCAGCGATGAAATACACCCGCAAATCAATCGGTTCGTTCCGCCTGTTCGGTTCCTTGTAGTAATACCTCTCAGCAAAGCCCTTCGTGTATTTGGTCCGGATTTCTTCCGCTGTTAATCCTTCGAAGTAGTCCTTCTCGTATCCGAACCCATTGGGGAAGTGCATGTATCTCGGCCCCGGATCCCGCAGCCGCAGCCTGGCAAATAGTGTATCCTTCCCCGCGTCGGTGTTTACCGAGAACAACAGCATCCGGTAGTGCTTATTCGAGTGCGGAATGACCAACAAAGATTGCTTCCCAGAACTGCCGTAAACTGGATAGACCCTGGGATGCCCACAGGTTTTCCAAAATTTTCTAACCCTGGATCCCTTATGCCGATGGTCGATTGCCACGAAATCAATCTTCATCTCTACCCCATCAACCCGCTTGAACGTTCGGAACACGTTCTTTTTCAGATCGTCCCAAACCGCGTCCTTTTCCGGATCCCCAATCAATCGACCGTATTCTACCCCCCAAGTTTCTTCGTCGGCACCCTGGGCGATAATCTCGTATTCCAACCTGTTACCCTGAACGTCCACCGTCATGCCCAGAACCAGCGCTTCAACCGGCAACGTCTCAGGCGTGTACTGCTCTCTCCGCTCAAGCAACGGCGCCACCTCGACTCGTTCTATGATTTCCTCATGCGGCTCGCACAAAAACGTGTTCTTCCAGGCAATTAGAGACGCTTCCCCGCCCGTGTAAGCGTCGTAAAACTCTGAAGCCATCTGGTGAAGCTTGGTCTTGTACCCCTTCTTCGGCGGGAAGGTCGTGTTCAACCCATTCAACCAATACCCACGAATACCACGGAACGGCGCTGTCGCCCGCCATTCACCCGACAAAACAGCGTTTACCCGCTCAATATCGGTCCACTTAGCCCCGCAACAGGGCGTTTCGTACCACGTTTCCTCGTGTTTATGACCCTCAGGCCACTTCACCCCAGCCCACATAAGGACATGCCATTTTCCGCATTCACACGGGACAAACCATTTTTGTTGGTCACTTTTCAGCCACCAGCTATGGATCCGGCTCCCGGGAAGCCTGGTTGCCGTGCTGGAGACGACCTGGATACTGTCCGGGTAATTTTCTGCTCGACCGAAAGCCAGGGTAACAGGGTCCCCCTCCGGCCCATCCTCCATGGCGTCCACCTCATCACAGGTCACCACCGGGGCTTGGACCTGTCTGAACCCTGAAGGCGAGTTGGCCCCGATCGCCGAAACTGTCCCACCGGGAAATTCTTTGCTTAAAATGGTGTTATTCGTCTCTTTAGACCGCACTTCCTTGATCCTGGCCCTCAATGCCTGGATGCTCCGAACCATCGGGGTAAAGAACTGTTTTGACCATTTCTTAGCCGAATCCAATGTCGGCATACAATGGAGGATATTCTTAGGGGCTTGCTCAATAACTGACCCGTGCAGGTTGTTTATCATCTCGGTTTTACCCAACCTTTTAGCCCAATACAGCGCCGTGACCTGCACATCTGGATCCGTAAAACTCTCCTGTGGTGACTTCTGGTAGGGCGTGGCCGACACCCGATACCGCCCCGGCCGAGCAGTAACATTCTTGCTCATGCGCCGACGCAATTCGCCCCAAGCCCATACTTTCAGGGCTGGCGGTGGCTTAAGAAGCGTTAGTCCCGCTCGCAGGATCCGCTTCAATCTCGCGCAATGCGACTGTGAAATAGTCATCTATCGGAATTGCCTGTAAATCCGCCAATATTTCCTGCTTTTTCAGGTCCGAAATCTCTAAATACGAGATTTTCTGGGCTAACCCGCCCAAAACCGCGTTCACCACCTTCTCGACCAGCACGCACGGGATCAGTTCGCGCCGGGCTTGGGCGTTTTCCAGGGCCAATTTGTCGGCCTGTTCGCGCCTTAACCTGGTCCCTTCTGAGTTGTATTCGGCTTGATTCCATTCCATACCAATATCAACTACTTACGCAAAATCGTTAAAATTTCCCACCTAGCGCGGGTACGTGCCATTGGTATCC